TTCTGGACGCCGACTTTCCACCGCTTGGCGCAGACAAGGCACTCTGCGATAACCGTCCGGTTCTTGCCTTGCTTCTCGGCTTCTTCAATGACCCGCAGGCTTCCGAACACGTCACCAGGTAACGCGACGGTTCGCATGTTGTGTCGCAGGTCGGTGGCAGAATCCCGGCTACAGCCGCAAGACTGGACGGTCCCCTTGGCGACGTGCCAGCGATGCACGTCCTTGACCACGCCGCACTCGCAACGGCAACGGACCATGGCGCGGCCCTTCTGCGTCTCACTGTCGCCCAGCACCGTCAGGCGGTGGCAAACGTAGCCAACTGGCACGGTGACCCGCAGGCGGTAGCGGCTTGGCTTTGGCGGCTTAGCCTCCGGCACCGGCTTTGCAACCGGCTCAGCCACCGGCACCATGCCAAAGACCTTGAAGAAAGCATCGGCCACTGGCTGGCTTGCCGCTTTGTCCACAGGCTTGTCTACAGGCTTTGCAGCCGTCGACCCGCACCGCTTGCACCTGGGCGGGCGGGTCATCAACGCGGCGGCAAAGGTCGTCCGGTAGCCGCAGTGACAGGCTACGGACCATACGGGGCCGGTCTTGTCGGTTATGGTCCAGTTGTTCACGGCATCCAGTCCAGTCCGACATCGGGGTCGGCTTCAAGTTCGCGGTAGCCGGACCCGCCGCAGGTCGGGCAGTCGAAGTATCCGTGGGACAGCGGATCCCACTGGCGACCCATGCCGCCGCAGTCGCGGCACTCTGGCGGCTCGTCGTCGTCGGGCGGGCTGGCATCGCCAATCCCGGTCAAGATGCGCTTGGTCAGTAAGGTTCCCATGTTAGCCTCCAAGCAAGCCGACGGTGCCGGCCAGTGACAGGGCTGCGACCACAAAGGCAGCAATCCCAAGTAGGGTGAGCACAACAAGCTGGGTGTCGGTGGCTTGCTGGCAGTCGCACTTCTGGCGCCAACAGCCGCGGCAGGTGTCGCGGAGGTGGTAGTCCTGGTACTTACGCATTGGCCACCTCGCACAAGTCGCCAACGTGGCAGCCATAAACAGCGGCAATGGCCCGCAAGTCGCGGTCACTTGGCCGGGTCGTGCCAGCTTCCCAGCGGCCTACGGTGCGCAGGCTGCAAGACAGGTCCGCGGCGGCGGCTTGCTGGGTCAGGTTGGCAGCCTCTCGGGCCTGCCTCAGTCGTTTCGGGTCGGGTTGCATTGTGTCTCCTGTCGTCAAAGCCAAACCCGCAAGGCGCGGGCTTGGGTCTACCGGCTGGCGAGCAGTTTTGCGACTTGCTCAGGTCGGGTGGTTAGGCGACGTGGGCAACGTAGCCCTTGCCGCCACAGCGCCCGCAATGCTCAAGACCACGGACCTCTTCGTGGCTGGCACCTGACCAGCGCATGACTGAACCGCGACCCTTGCAGCCGGTGCAGTCCACATAGGACAAGTCACCCATCGCGCAATCATGGCACTCGCCAGCGTGTGCAGCCTTGACCATGGCACCAAGCATGTAGGCCGACCTGACAGCATGGCGGGTACACATGGCCAGTTGAATGTCATAGCGGTCTGCAACTTGGTAGGTGGTCACGGTCTGCATGGTGTCTCCCGTCAGCGTTTGGCGTCATTGCCTGCTGACATAAAGGAGTATGCGGTCAGACTGTCCACAAGTCAAGCTGTCCACCTAACTATTTTACAGGTGGTGTACGATTCCCAAAAACACAAAAGCCCGCAGCGGGTTAGGCTGGGGGCTTTTGCGGTGGGGCTATGCTGTCAGACGCGGACTAGCCGAACTTGACCGCCAGCAGGAACAAAGTACCCGCAACATCGGTGCCGGCAGTGGCAACGCGCAAGCCTGCGTTGCTGGCAAACTGCGCGTCAGACGGCGACACGGTGGTGAAGTCCTTCTGCAAGCCGACGGTTGCCGCGGCAATGTCCAGCGCCTCCGTCACGTTGGCAGCACCGGCAGCGGTCTGGATCTGGATGGTCGACAAAGCGCCAACGGTGGCGTCGGGCACAAACCAGGCGTCGACGATAAAGAAGCCGAACCCAGCCGCGGTGAAGTCATTGTTGCCAGCCGTGTTGCTGATTTGCAGCGGCATCAAGACAGCCGGAGCGCCAGCCAAGGCAGCACCGGAAACGGGCGGGTTGGCAAGCGGTGCCAGCTTGGGCACGGTGACGGCAGACGTGTTGATCTTGAGCGTCTCAACCGCGTTGGTCGCCAGCTGGGCGGCGGCAATCGACGCCACCGGGGGCAGCGCCAAAGCCAACCAGCGGCCAGTGCCAGCAGTCGGGGCAATGACGGTGATCGGCGGGCCCAGCGACTCGACAGCCACAGACGCCGCAGAGAAATAGACGCACTGGCCAGAGTCAGCCAAGAACACCACGTCGCCCTGCGCACGGCTGGCAGCGGAAATCGCCTTGACTGCGGCGGTGTCAGCCACAACGCGCAGTTCCGCGCTGATAGAGCCAAGGTCTGTGTTGACCTCGCCAATCCAAGCAAGAACGCGGTTCAGGTTCAACTGCGCCTGCGGGCTCAGTCCCAGCAAGTCATCCATGGTCAAAGTTGTGGTGATAGCCATTGCGGTCCTCATAGGTTGCAGCGGCAGAACCGCCGCGCTAGCATTGTAGAGGTACAGCCGTCAAGGCTGCAAGCGGGGCAAGTATGGGTAGGCCGACAGATTGCACGCCGCAAGTCACTGCCAAAATCTGCGATGGTATCCGCGCGGGCAGAAGCAAGGCGGCGGCGTGTGCGTTGGCTGGCGTGTCCTACACCTCGTTTGCTGAGTGGCATAGAAGGGCAAACGACGAAAGCGACGAACGGCGGGAAGTGTACGCGCAGTTTGCTTCTGAGGTCGCGCGCGCACGCGCGGAAGCGTTGGCCACCCTTGAGGACACGTTTGACCAGCAGGTAACAAGCGCCAACGGCGGAAACGGCGACTGGCGTGGCACAATGTCCAAGCTCAAGGTGCTGTACCCCGAAGTCTGGAACGTGCCCGACAAGCATGAATTGACCGGCGCCAACGGCGGACCCGTCCAAGTGGCGGCGCAGGTTGTCGAGATACCGGCGCAGTTGCCAACGGCTGACGCTTGGGCTGTTATGGCCAAGCCAAGGTCTAGCGGCGGCAATCCTGATAGCGACGGCTAACCCTTGCAGACCGTCCGGCTAACCCCGGACCCCTAGCGTTACACTGTACCCTCCGCGCTTTGCCGTGTCCGTCGCTGCGCTTCTCCCTTGCCACAACGCAGCCCAAAGCTCAATAGCAGACCGCCTGACCAGCATTGGCAGCCACCGTCGCTTGTGGCATAAGCAAGACGCCTGCGGGGCTAGCAGGGGAACGCAGCGAACTGCAACGGCAAACACTTGGCATCATCCACCGCCACCACCGGAAAGCCAGCGCCAACGGTCCTGCTAGCTCCGCAGCCGGGTCCGCAGACTTTGCTGCTAACGTGCCCGATTGGGGACATTTTGTTTGGCGGGGCTCGCGGTGGCGGCAAGACCATAGCTTGCCTGCTGGACTGGCTGGCTCACCAGATGCGGCACGGTCGCGACGCGAAAGGCGTATGGTTTCGCCGCAGTCAGCCTGAGATAGAGGATGCCCAAAGCCAGATGATGGCTTACTTCCCGCTGCTCGGCGCTGTCTACGCGGTGCAGTCCAGGACGTGGACGTTTGCCAGCGGCGCTACGCTCAAGCTGCGGTATTTGGAATCGGACCAAGATGCCAGCCGATACCAGGGCCATCAGTACACATGGCTTTGCCTAGACGACATGGGCACTTGGAAAAGTCCCGCACCGATCGACATGCTCCGCGCCACCTTGCGATCTGCGGCTGGCGTGCCCTGCCGCATGGTGTCGTCAGCCAATCCGGGCGGCACTGGTCACGGCTGGATCAAAGCCCGCTACGTTGACCCAGCACCACCGCTCACGCCGTTTGTAGGCACCGACGGCCAGCAGCGGGTATTTATCCCCAGCCGCATCACCGACAACCGCAAGCTACTCGAAGCTGACCCGACCTACATTGACCGCTTGAAAGCATCGGGTCCGCCGTGGCTCGTCCGCGCATGGCTGGACGGCGATTGGGACGCCAGCCAAGAAGGCGCCGTCATCAAACGCGAGTGGCTGGGCAAGACATGGGACCAGCTGCCCAACCCCGATGAGGTCCGCAAGCAGCGCGGCAAGTGCATCGTGTCGGTCGACTGTGCGGCCAGCATGGGCAGCAGCGCGGACTACACGGCGATTGTGGTAGCTATCCACTGCGGGCACCACGTCTACCTGCGGCACGTCAGGCGCGGCAAGTGGGAGTTTCCCGAACTGGCCAAGCAGGTAGAGCAGGTGTGCAAGCAATACGACCCGCAAACGGTGCTGATTGAAAACAAGAGCAACGGGCTGGCGCTGATTCCCTACGTCAAGAAGCTGCCGGGCTGGGCATGGTCCATCGTGCCAGTGGAGCCCAAGGGCAGCAAAGCTGAGCGCCTCTACGCGCAGACGCACTGGCTTGAAGGCGGGCGGGTGCTGCTACCGGCTGCCGCTGACTGGCTGCGGGACTTTATCGGTGAACTGCTGGCCTTTGACGACACCTCAAGCGCCAAGCGATCGCAGCACGACGACCAAGTGGACGCGCTCACGCAACTATTGCAATACTGCGGCAAGGGCGGCTACCAGCTGCCGGACTGGTGACCAATGGCAAGCTACCTTCGCAGCCTCCCCGCCCGCTTTGACAACTGGACCAACCTGCTATCAGGGCTGGGCGTCCGCAATCGGGATGCGGCAGTGTCGACGGTCTATGTGGAGCGTCCACCGCTTGGCTACGGTGAACAACGCTGGCTGTATCGGCAGGATTGGGCGTGCGGTCGCGTGGTAGATGATCTTGCCTATGATGCGACTCGCGCAGGCTGCACCCTGACCACCAAAGAGCAGACCGACGCAGCCGAGCTTGTGATGCAGGCTTGGGATGACGCGCAGGTCATGGTGACGATTGAGCAGGGCTTGCGCTGGGCATTGGTTTACGGCGGGGCAGTCGGCGTGGTGATGACCGACGACAAGGCGACGACCCTTGACCCCAGCATGGCGCTGTCGACGCCGCTGATCCCCGGCACTTACACCCGCATCACCCGCGTGCAGGTTATCGAGCGCACCTACGCAGTCCCCAACATGGGGCAGATCGACCTTGACCCGGCCAGCCCTAACTACGGGCTGCCGCTGTTCTATGACTGCACCCCGCAGCTAGGCGCTGGCACCACAACCTGGTCGGTTCACTGGACGCGGATCATCCGGTTCCTTGGCGTGCCGGTCGACAGCCTCACCGCCGTTGCCAACCTGAGCTATGGTGACAGCCTGTTTGAACGCCCGTTCAACGCCGTCCGTGACCACGGCGCAGGCGTCGCCAGTACTGCGGGCATCATCCAGAAGTTCACGCAAGCGGTCATGAAGATTCCCGGCTTGATGTCGGACCTCGTGTCAGACCAAGAGTCCCGCGTGTTGTCGCGTCTGCGGGCGTTCAACCTTGGGCTGGGCACTAGCGGGCTGGGCATTATCGACGGGGAGAATGAGGACTTTACGATGATGGGCCAGCCGGTCAACGGCTTGCAGGGCTTGCTGCAAGAACTCCGCACCGAGCTTGCCGGCAGCCTGAACTACCCGCAGTCGCGCTTGTACGGCACTGCCGCAGGTGCGCTGGCATCGTCCGAGACAGACGAACGCCGCTGGGCAAGCGTTGTCCATGCTTGGGCTATTAGCCGCGTTGTCCCGGCCCTGACCCGCTACACCGAGATTATGCTTGGTGCCCGTGGCTCGGTCGACCTGCAAGACTGGCGCATCAAGCCCAACCCAATAGCAGCACCCGATGCCAAGCGGGACGCCGAGGTCCGCAAGATCAACGCAGAGACCTACACGCTGTTTGTGCAGGCTGGCGTGCTGGAGCCGGTAGAGATTCGCAACAGCTTGTTCGGCGGTGCCGAATACAATGCGGACATCACGCTTGACCCAGCCATCAGCGCGTCGGTCGCCTCCAATCAGGCAGCAGCCATGGCGACAGAGGTACAGGCGCCAGCGGGACCGGCAGAACCAGTGCCAGCCCCTGACGCAGCCGCAGGTGCCGCAGACTTTGGCGGGGTCGCCTAGTGGTTGCCCTTCGGCCATTGAAGCCCCTCAAGCCGTTGCAGCCGATTGCGTCAACCCGCACGCCGCAGCAGCAGAACGCGGCACGGTTGGCAGTACTGGCCAATCAGCCACCGCAGCGCATTGCCCCGCAGCCCGTGCCACACACGCTGTATGCCGTCTACACTGACCAGCTGGAAGGCGTTGCAGACCGTAGCTACCGCATTGGCGACAGCACCGTTATCGCGGCAGTCAGGCGACAGCAAGCGCTGGCTGAGTCCTACGAGGCGCGGCAGAAGCAAGACGCAGACGGCAACGACGACCCCGACGACATGACCCCGGCACAGCGGGCGGCGTTCCAGAACAAGCCCCACACGCCAGCACAGAAGCGGCAGTTGTCGCTACCGTTCCCGCTGATTGTCGCCATTGAGCAGATGGACAAGCGGCTGGTTGAGTACGAGCGCACGATCCCGATCGGCACTTTCACCACCAAGCAGGCAGCCAAGGTCGAGTCCTTTGCGGCGTCGGTCAACGTCAGGATGCTGCAAGGGCTGGGCTTGCAGGCTATCGAGCCCAAGTCCGCAATCGCTGACATGCGGGACGTTTGGGTACGCGAGAACGCCGCGCTTATCCGCAGCCAGCCCAAGGAAGTCGGGCAGCGCATCGGGCAGAAGGTCCGCGAGATGGTGGAAGGTGGCTCACGCTGGGAAACCATTGCCAAAGAGCTAGAAGCCGAACACGGCATTGCTGCCAGCCGTGCCAGACTTATTGCCCGCGACCAGACCAGCAAATACAACGGGGCGCTAAACCAAGCCTACCAGCAAGAAGCGGGCATCACGCATTACCAGTGGCAAGGCGCGATGGATGCACGCGAGCGACCGACGCACGTTGCAGTGCAGGGCATGGTCTTTGCTTGGACTGACCCGCCACCGATGGGGCATCCCGGTGAGGACTACCAGTGCAGATGCGTTGGAATTCCACTAGTTAGCAAGGATGCGATAGCCAAATCTACCACATTGTCCGAGTCGCAGCTAGCGGAAAAGGTCGAAGCACTAGGCCCACAAGTCAAGGGCGGAAAGCCGCTATAGACCCAGCCTATTGACAGCCACAAAACCAGTTGCCAATCTGTCAAGGCTTGTGCCAAATTGGCAAGCAAGCGAGGGTCAATGTCCGCAGGTCAGGTCTACCGCACAGATGCCGCAGAGGTCCGCCTAGACGGCGTTGACCCGTTGACCGGCTTCTGGCGCGGTGAGGCAACGATTGCCCGCGTTGGCGTGTTTGAGTACTCAGACGCCAGCGGCAAGACGTGGCGCGAGTTTGTTCCGCCTGAGACGCTATCCGAACAGGGCTGGCTGGACAGCATGAGCCTTGCCCCGGTGACGCTGGACCACCCGCCCGAACTGGTCAACGCCGACAACGTGAAACGCTACAGCGTAGGCACACTGGGCGGTGAGGTCGAGTTTGACGACGGGCGTTGTGATGCCGACATTGTGGTGCAAGACGCTGCCGCAGTTGGCGCCGTGCAAAAGGGCGTGCGGGAAGTATCGTGCGGCTACCTGTGCGCGGTCGAATGGGTCGCAGGTGAATACCTGGACAGCTTCGGCGTTGCCCACCCCTTTGACGCAATCCAGCGCCAGCGCATCGGCAACCACCTAGCCTTGACCCAGCGCGGCAGGCAGGGCGACACAGTGGCACTCCGCGGCGATTCTGCCGCCTACCGCAGCGACGGCGCTGCTTGGATGGTTCCCATGGCGGACAAGAACGAAGGGCTGCAAGCCAAACTGGACGCGGCAGAAGCCTCGACCGTTGAACTGCAAGCCAAGTGCGACGGCTACATGGCTGAGATCGACAGCATCAAGGGCAAGATGGACGCCGCGTTGGCTGAGATCGAGGCGATGAAGTCCAAGATGGCTGACGCCAAGATGGACGGCTACAACGAAGGCAAGGCGTTTGCCCAGCTGGAAGCCCAAGCAAAGACGGTTTGCGGCGACACCTACAAGGCAGACGGCAAGGACAGCAAGGCGATCAAGCTGGACATGCTTGCTGCGTTGAAGGTCACGATCCCCGAGGCGCACAAGGACAGCGAGGCTTACATCCAAGCCCGCGTTGATGCCGCCGTTGAAGCGATGGCCAGCCTGACCGCGAGCGACGTTGCCAGCGGTGGCGTGTCACAGGGCCAGCGGGTAGATAGCCTGCTTGCTGAAACCAAAGCTGCGGCGTCACGCCACGGCGTCATTGTGGAGGGCTGATCATGGCCGGTTACGCATCTGTTACTGCTGAGTTGACCACTGGTCTGCTTGGAACTTTGGGCGGCACGCAAGACGCGGTGCAGCGTGGCTACGTCT